CTCACGGCTTACAGAACCGGCGGAAACCTTGCCGTATCCCCACCCTGTAGTCCGTGGCCTGTTACCCGAAGGGCGTCTGCTATTGCCCCCACGTCAAGCGCCGGCCGTTCCAGGCCCGCGTCTGGTGGGCCGGCCGGTACTGGAGCCTGGGGTACTTCGGCAGCATCACGGAGGCGGAGATGGCAGCGGCGCGGGTGCGCTCGGAGATTCGCGAATGGGCAGACATGCGCCTGCCTCCGCCCACACTGCAGCCGCTCCTGCAGCGGGCGGAGCAACGGCAAGCCACACCGTCGGCTCCGGCTCCCCGGGCCAGTGGAACGGCCGCACCTGATCCGCTGCCGAGTGCTCGGCAATGAGGAAGCCTTCCCAGCCGGTGCTGGTGCGTCGCGGGGCCAGCAGGATGGCATCGTCGGCCACCAGGGCCAGCGGCCGTGGTGGTGGGGTGTCGCCCGCGGCCTGCTGCAGGTGCTCGTAGAACGCCAGCGCGAAGCCCGGGAACTGCCGCGCAGCGATCAGGGCCAGCATCGCGGCGCCGGCTTCTGCAGGTGGCCGCTCGCCAGGCTGCAGCTGGCGGAAGAAGCAGTAGTCCTGCAGTGGCGGCAGCGTGGCGTTGGCATCGACCGCGATCGCATGCGTGCGTTGGTGCAGGTAGGCGATCGGCAGTTCTGCCCAGTGCAGTCGCTGGGTCAGCCAGCGCTCGCCTTCCTCGATCGCTTCGAGGATGTAGTCGAGGCTGAGCTCTCCGAAGCGGTCGGGGCCGAACTCAGGAGCATCTGGCCAGAGCTGTCGGCATCGCCAGTAGAGGGCTCGCCAGTCGGTGGGCTCGGGGAGCCCTCCGGCGCGAGCTTTCCCAGGGTGTCAACCATCTCCTCCACCAGTTCCTCGGGGCTGCGTTCCGGCTTGTCGCCGGCCTGCTCATCACTGGCGAAGGCGTAGATGGCGTTCTGCAGCGGCAGAGGCAGGTCGCCGCTATCGCTTTCAGTCCAGGCCTCGCAGCCAGGCAGGCGATGGGTGATGACGGCGGTAATGGTCCGCAGGCGTTGCTGATCGAACGCATCCTGCAGGTTGCAGGACAGCTCCGCGATCAGCGCGGCATGACGAAGCATCGCCCGCTGCTCGGCCGCATCGAGCGCGACGGGGATCCCCATGCGGGTGGAGATGATGCGGATGGCGACGCGCTGTGATTCGGTCTCCTCAATGCCGTCACCCACCAGCGCATCGGCCAGGCGGGAGGACTCGCGGTAGACGACCGACTGGTATTCGTGCTCACGGATGGCGATGATCTCTTTGCCCTTGAGCGCCTTGTAGACCGGGAACTCAAGGCTGCAGTCCTGGCCGTCAACGGTGGCCGAGACCATGCGGGTGCGGATCGTCGGGGCGACGACGAAGGGAAGCTGTGGCATCGGGTGCCGGTGGTGGGTGGCTTAGGTTTCCCGTCAGCGCCCAGCGTTGAACCGCGCCAGCCAGACATTCTTGAGCCGCTCCTGCAGCGGGAACGGCTTGATGGCGGCGACGTTCTCAGTGCCGAGCACAGCGCGGGTCCAGGGGCGGGCGGGGAGGATGACGCGGCGGGCCTGGCGGTTGCCCCAGGGGTAGATGGCGGCGCCCTCGTGCACGGCCGTGGCGTAGCTGGCGGACCACTTGTAGGTGGCCTGGTACTTGCCCTGCATCTGGAAGCTGCCGGTCTGGCGCAGGTTCCCGAAGTCGATCAGGTTGCGGGGGCTGCCGCCGCGCACGCCGTCGCCGTCTTCGTAGCTGCGGATCTTCTCCGCCAGGGTGGCGCCCTTGAGCTTGCGGGTCGGCAGGTTCTGCGGCCAGTCCCAGGCCTTGGCCGTGAAGCTCTGTTGGAAGGCGCCGTAGAGCTCCCCCATTACGATCTCCACCGCTCGCTCAGCAGCAGACTCCGCCCTGCGGTACAGGTCGCCGGAGTCGATCGTCACCTTGATGCTCACGCCGGCACCTCGAACGACACCGACAACGCATCACCCAGGACGGACCGCAGCTCAGCGCCGATCCCTCCGACGCCGAACACGCCGGCGACGCTGATCACCGTGGCCTTGCCGGTCTGCCCGCCGGTGGTAGTCGGCAGGTCCGGCAGGCTGCCCAGGAACCCACGGCCGCTGACGCCAGGCAGCAGGCCTTCAGGCGCCAGGCCGGTGTCAGTCCAGCTGAAGGCGGAACCGGCCGCCAGCCAGCTGCCACCAGCAGGCAGTGATGCGTAGGCGGTGATGTAGCCGTTCAGGATCCGCGGCGCAGCGCCGACCGATGGCAGCTCGATCGGCGTGCCGGTCTCACCCTTCAGGAACGCCTCGATCACCACGGGCGTCCCAGCCGCAGGCGTGCCGGATCGGAAGTCTGTAATCTCCCCGGGCGGCGTCCACAGGAGCCGGAAGTTGGCGTAGGGGGCGAAGTCAGTCGCCACGTCAGCACCTCACCAGCGCCGCATCCCCGTCGCCGCCGTCGAAGGCCTTGATGCCCAGCGTCTGCAGCACCTTGTGCTTGAGGCTCGCCACCCGGGCATGCAGCACCCCACCAGCGGTCGAGTCGGCGCGCGTGCCGGCCTGGTAGCTCACCTGCAGCAGGCTCGTGTCCCACTCCAGAACATCGGCCCGCTTCTGCCGGTCCTCGCGGCTGAGCGTGGTGCCTGGCGCCGGGCCCTGGTAGCTCTGCACATTGCCCAGGTGGGCGGTGCCGTCGCTCACCTTATCGGCCCAGTCCTGCTCCAGGTCCTCGATCTCATCAATCCACGCCTGCACCTGCGTCACGGTCGCAGCGCTGGTGTCGGCCGCGCGGTTGAGCACGCTGGTCAGCTGGGTCAGGTTGTAGGCCGAGACGGGCCACAGCGCATAGCTGCGGATCAGCTCCCGGTCATCCCGCGGGGTCGTCCGCCACAGGGGATTGAGCGTGGGGATCGGGGCGGGCATGGTGGGGCCAGTGATGGCTCAGGTTTCCGGCTCGGCGTGGGATGATGGACAGGTCGCCGCAAGGCGGTCTTGGCAAGGCGGGGCATGGTGACGCGGGGCGGGCCGAGGTACGGCTGGGCGCGGCAAGGCCGGGCCGAGTGCGGCTTGGTATGGCGAGGCATGGGCTGATTGACGACAGCACGGAGCCTCAGGGCTCCCTGATGTCCTCACCCATTCGGATCCAGTCGCTTCGCTGCTCGTTGCATGGCGTCGGTGGCGCCGTCCAGAAAGCCCATACGGCTCTGGAACGTTTGCCCACCAGTCATCCCGCGCAAGCTGTTCACGCACCGCGGATCCATCACCACATTGCAGACCAGGCCCGCCAGATCCAGATCGCTGCCGACCTTCCCGGTCGCCCAGTAATGCACCCCATTGATCCAGCGGGCGCCGCAGCGCTCGCATTGACGGCAGGACATGGGCCATCCGCGGTTTGGGAAGGTTGCCGGCAACCTGCAATGAACTCAAAGCGGGATGATGGCCAGGACATACAAACGCAATGCCGTGGGCCAATTCGCAGGCGGCGGCGGCGGCAAGAAAGGCGGCGCCATGAGCAAGGGCAAAGGGAAGGCCAAGAAGCCAGGCGGCAAGAACAGCGGTGGTTTCGCGACTGGTGGCAAGGCAGGTGCGGCAATGAGCAGCGGGAAGTCAGCCGGCAGGAAGGGCGGCGGTGGGTTCGCGGCTGTAGCCGTCAAGCGCTGAGCCATGACCGATCCCCGCAGCAACAGCGCCGGCACCATCCGGCATCAGGGCACCCGCATCAGGCTTCAGGCCAAGCCGGTGCCCGGCATCCTCAAGCCAGCCGCGACAGCCACAGGCGGCCGCCGCCGCTGATCGAGGCATGCAGCACTGAGGCGACCTTGTGGGCCTGTCCCTGCGGCAGGCTCACCGCGGCGTCGCGCAAGGCTTGGCGAGTGGCGTCCTCATCGCGGGCGCTGACGCAGGCATGCAGCAGCAGGAAGCTGCGCAGATCAGGCGGCAGGGTGTTGCTGTTGCGCACCGGAACCTAAGCTGTAGGTGCCCACCACTCTGCTGCAAATGCTCACCGGATCGGACCTGCTCGCGAAGGTCAAGGAGCTCGGCCAGGCACCGCGCGATCAGATCGCCATCGCCTGCGGCTACGTCAACGCCAAAGGCAAGCCTGCCTTCACCGCCTTCTTTAAGGCCCTCAACGCTGCCCACGGCCTGGTGCTGCCGCCGGTGGCCGCCAAGCCAAAGAAAGGCAAGCCGCTGTCGTGGAACGTCGCCGTCAGCAAGACCGGCGTGATCCCTGTCTCAGCCGGCTACTCCGCCCTGCTGGGCCTGGAGCCTGGCGACCGGGTGGACATCGCCCACGATGCCGCCATCGGCACGCTGGCCCTGCGCAAGGCTGCGGCCATCGTCGCTGAGGCGGCGCCGGTGGTGCTGGCACTGGACGAGACCGAGGAACTGACGATCACAGCACCGGCCGAACTGCCGGCATCCCAGCGGGGCCTTGTCGCCGCTGGCGAGCGCGCGCCATTCTGATCTGAGATCGCCTGCCGGGGGCTTTGACTCCCGGCTTCAACCACCACCACGATCAACACTGGTCATGAGTAGCAGTGACGAAAGCCGGCAAGACACGCCCGGGAAATGGGTCAAAGAAGAAATTGGCTCCGGGAAATGGGTTACAACATTCGAGATGGCTGTGCAGTTAGGCATCCACTCCAAAACACTGTTACGACTTAAAAATGCTCATTTCACTCCCTTTGAGCAAGGATGGCATTACAGGCGAGGAGGCTTAACCACGAGAGCGCCAGTTCAATGGCACATGGCGAGAACTGAAGAGGCGTTTACGGAATTTCACAGGGTCAACCCGGATTCGGTGGAAGGATTTACAAGGCAAGGGCTTTTGCTTAAGGAGAAGTCCATGCCTTCTGATCAGCCAGCAAGCGAGATGCCATTGGTTCCCGCAATTCCCAAACGTACAGTTATGGAGCGTCGCACGCTGCGGATTCACCCGGACCAGTGGCAGCAGCTGGAGGCTGTCGCCGAGGAAAACGGCGTGAGCATTTCCAGAGCGTTGCGAGTTCTTCTGGATAGAGCACTGAGGCAAGAAAAATCAGAGAAACCTTGATCAGTCGAACAGCGGCACACTCTCCCCGAGCGGCTTCGGGTTCTTCGGGTACAGCCGCTTCTCCGATGCCGTAGGCGTCCGCAGGGCCTGGCTCAGTTCGAGTCGGGCCTTCACCATGTCTGGGCCCTGCTGTTCCAGCTTCAGGATCCGCGCATCCATCGCGTCGATCAGGTCGGGATCCTTCAGCCGGTCGCGTTGCCGGCGCAGGCCATCGAGCCGTTCACGGTGGCGCCCTTCGGCGTAGGCCTCCACGCCGCGGTTGTGCTCCTCCTGCCAGCGCTCGTTGTCAAGCAGGACGGCGCGGGATTCCGGGTCGCGCTCTTGGACGGCTTCGTCGGGGACGGGAACCACGACGCACCGGCAGCGGGGATGCCACGGCACGGGCACCCGATCGATCGGGTACACCCTGCCGTTCCGGCTCGCACACGTCGGGCACGTCCGCTCATCGTTGCTGGCCAGCACCCGGACGTAGCTGTAGCCCTGCTCCCGGCTACGGGTCAGCGTGCCCTGGGTGTAGGCGTTGGCCAGCTCCGACCGGGCGATCAGCGCTGCCCGCTGCTCCAGGCCCAGCTGCTGGGTGATGCCGTTGGGATCCTTGGCGCCGCGCAGCGCCTGCCGGATGCTGGTCTCCAGCCGGCTTGCACCCCATCCGCGGGTGGCGCCTTCGCCGACGATCTGCACCAGCTGATCACGGAAGCGGGCGGTCTCGCCCTGGATGTAGGCGCTGGTGGTGGCCGCGGCCGCGCGGATCGCCAGTGGATCAGCGCCAGTGAACGGCACATCATCCGGCGGGCGGCCCACCATGCGCATCAGCTGGGCGCCAAGGTCGCCGCCGAGCCTGGCCGCTTCGCGCAGGTCGCGTTCGTAGCTGGCGGTCCACTGGCGGATCTCCTC